AACGCTGGGTAGCAGCAGTGTTCTGTGGACCTCTTTCGGTACGGCAGCTCCTGCGGCAAGTGAGACCACCAGCGGCATTGCGGAGATTGCCACTCAGGCGGAAACCGACGCTGGCACCGACGATCTGCGGATCGTCACCCCGCTGAAGCTGGCCAACTGGTCTGGGCGCCTGCGGAAGTACGCGGTCAGCATCGGCGATGGCAGCGCGACCAGCTACACCATCACCCATAGCCTCAACACCCGCGACGTGATTGTGCGGCTGTTTCCAAACTCTGGGCAATACGACGACGTTGAGGTGGACGTGCAGCGCCCAAGCACGACAACCTGCACGCTGGTATTTGCAACTGCACCTGCTTCTAACGCCTACCGCGTGGTGGTGCTGGGCTGATGGCACGCAAGTTCCTTAATGGCATCGATCTGGTCAATCAGCTGGTGACAGCGATTGGCGCTCAGATGACCACCGGCAAGCTGCTGGGGCGCAGCACTGCCGGTAGCGGTGCCATTGAGGAGATCAGCATCGGGTCTGGATTAACGCTGAGTGCTGGTACGCTGAGCGCAACCGGAGGCGGCGGATCCGTTGGCGTTGACCCTGTAATCGCCGGGATGATCTTCTGATGGCTGCACCAAACCTCAAGTCACCTACGACGATCCTGGGGCGCACGGCGCGTTACGCCGTCACCACCAGCTTGGCTGCTGCACTAAGCAATGGCGCCGCCAGCGGCAAAGTGCTCAAGATCAACAGCATCTTCTGCGCCAACGTCGATGGCGTGAACGCCGCCGACATCAGCGTGAGCATCTACGACGGCACCACGGATCGCTACATCGCCAGAACGATCTCAGTACCCGCCGACGCCACGCAAGTGCTGAGCACCAAAGAGACGTACTTCTACCTAGAGGAAGGCGACTCGATCCGCGCCTTGGCATCTGCCGCCAGCGACCTTGAACTTGTGATCGGCTACGAGGAAATCAGCTAATGAGACTCGGACTGATCGGCGGCACCGATAGCAAGCGCACCGCAGGCGTTTATCAGCCCGAAGATGTGGTGGCGCTGCAGGATGCCAAAAAGTACGTCAGTCGCTTTGGCTACGACGGCGTGTTTAATGCACTGGCAAGCTCTGGCACTGAAGAGGGCTTTGATGTCAGCCGCGACGGACGCTATGTCTACGTTGCAGTGCGTGGCACCAGGACGACGGCCACCATCTTTCAGTACGAGTGCTCAACTCCCTGGAATCTTTCGACGATCACCTATTCCAGCAAGAGCCTCGTGGTCGGTGACTGGGATACCAACTGCAACGGTGTTGCAATTAGCGACGACGGCACGCGGCTGTTTTTTACTGGGTATCACGGCGACACAGTTTGGTCTTGCACGTTATCCACGCCTTATGACCTTGCTACGGCCACGGTTGATGTAAAGAGGGTCTACGTCGGCACGCAAGATGCAACACCTAACACCCCCATCTTTGGCGATAGCGGCACCAAGATGTACGTGATTGGCGTCACCACTGACACGGTTTATCAGTACACGCTCAGCACTGCTTGGAACGTCAGCACAGCCACTTACGCCAGCAAAAGTTTTAGCGTCACCACGCAAGATGCCACACCGCAAGGCATTTTTTTCAAGAGTGACGGACTGACCTTTTACATGGTCGGGCAAACAAACGACACCGTTTACCAGTACACGCTGAGCACTGCTTGGGACATTAGTACTGCAAGTTACGCCAGTAAAAGTTTTAGTGTTACAGGTCAAGAAGCTAACCCACGCGCATTATTCTTCAAGCCTGACGGACTAAAGATGTACGTCATGGGCACTACTGGTGACGACGTTAACGAATACGACTTGAGCACGGCTTGGGATGTGAGCACCGCAAGTTTCCTGCGTGTCTCTGCCGCCGTGGGAGAAGGAACTCCAACTGGCTTGTGGTTCAAGGATGACGGCACCAAGATGTACGTCACGGGCCAAGCAAATGACACCGTGCGCGAATTTACGCTGTCTACAGCTTGGAACGTCTCAACAATATCTTTCTCCAAGTCGCTTTCGATTGGCTTTGACAACTCTCCTACAGGCGTCACGTTCAAAGATGATGGCACGGAACTGTATGTTTCAGGGCAGACGAATGATTGCGTTTACGAGATATTGCTTGGAACTGCTTGGGATGTCGGCACGGCCAAGGGATTTATTTTCGTTGGCGGCAACGAACCAATTCCAAGGGGTATTCACATCAACAGCGACGGAACGCTGTTATTCCTTCTGGGAAACAGCAACAACAACATTCGTAAATACACTCTTTCTACAGCTTACGAATTAGGCACCGCAACACTATCTCAAAGTTTTTCATTGTTTGATGGTCTTGGCGTGCATGTCACGGCTGATGGTTTGCGGATTTACGTTACCCTTGACCAAAGTGGAGCACTCGGTGGCCGTCAAGTCAGACAAATCACGATGACTTCTCCCAATGATCTTTCCACTGCAACACTTAGCAGTGTTGAGCTAATTCCTACGTACGGTTTAACCGGCACAAGTTCTAGCCCATGGGGTGTTCGCGTTTCCCCTGACGGAACGCGCATGTTTGTGTTGTCCGATGCTGTCCAAGGCATGTATCAATTCTCGCTGAGGTTTGCGTGATGCTTTATTCCTTCAATGGCTGCCGTCCAGAGCCCCTTCCCTTCCGTATCACGCTGCCCAACGGCTTCACCCGCACCGATCCGAGCACCTTCACCGAGGCTGAGATCACGGCTGCAGGTTTCACTGGTCCTTACGCCGAGCCTGGCTATGACCCCGCCACGCAGCAGCTTGACTGGGTGGATGGTGCGCTCGTGGTCGTTACCAAGCCACCGGCACCGCCTGAGTCTGAGCCGCTGGACCTGACCGCAACAGCTAACGGCATCCTTGCCGCTGCTGCGACGGCTGATGCGGAGTTACTGGCGGGGCTGTTGAATGATCTGGTCATGGCAGCAAGACAATGACAACCCGCCGTGAAAACATCCTTGCCGCAGTACGCACGGCGCTGACGAACACCACCGGCGTCGGCACGCGGATCTACCGCAGCCGCGTGGAGCCGATGGCACGGGCGGAGAGCCCGGCGATCGTTGTGGAGCCCATCAGCGATACCGCCGAGCAGAACACCAGCCTGCCCACGCTTGACTGGAGCCTGACGGTGCGGGTGGCTGTGATCGTTCGCGGCGCGATCCCTGATCAGCAGGCAGACCCGATCGTTCAGGACATGCACTCCAAGCTGATGGCAGATCTGACGCTTGGCGGCTACGCGATTGACATCCAGCCGCAGAGTGTGAACTTCGAGATGGTGGAAGCAGATCAGCCCGCTGGCGTGATCAGCTGCGACTACCTGATCCGCTATCGCACCAGTGTGACTAATCTGGCTGCAGCGTGATGGCTACGATGGTGGACGAATACCACGGGCAAGGCGGGACCTACCTGCTCGACCCCAAAACCGGCAAACGGAAGCTCATCGAGCGGACAGAGCCGGCCAATCCCTCACAACCCCCAACAGAGGTAGAGAGCGATGGCTCTGACACGCAAAAGACTGATCCAGGTTAAGAAGGAAGCCACCTACGGCACTGACAGTACGCCTGCCGGTACTGATGCCCTGCTGGTGCGGAACCTTGAGATCACCCCGATCGAGGCTGATGTGGTCAGCCGTGATCTGATCCGCAACTATCTGGGCAACAGCCCCCAGCTGCTGGCCAACACCCGCGTCAGCATCACCTTCCAAGTGGAGCTGGCCGGCTCCGGCACCGCTGGCACCGCACCCCGTTACGGCGCGCTGCTGCAGGCTTGCGGCCTGTCTGAGACGATCGTGGCCAGCACCTCGGTGACCTACGCCCCGGTGAGCGCGGCGTTCTCGAGCGCCACCATCTACTTCAACAACGACGGCATCCGCCACATCCTGACCGGCTGCCGCGGCACCTTCACGCTCACCGGTGAAGTGGGCCAGATCCCCACAATCGACTTCACGATGGTGGGCGTCTACAACGCACCAACCGACACGGCGCTGCCCACGACCACCTACAGCCAACAGGCCAGCCCGCTGATCTTCAAGCAGGGCAACACCTCAGCCTTCCAGTTCTTCAGCTATGCCGGCTGCCTCCAGTCGGTCAGCTTCGACATGGCCAACGAGACGGTCTATCGCGAGCTGGTGGGCTGCACCAAAGAGATCCTGATCACCAACCGCGCGCCCAGCGGCACCGTGGTGATCGAGGCACCTGCCCTAGCCACCAAGGACTATTTCAACATTGCCCAGACCGAGACCACAGGGAACCTCACCTTCCTGCATGGCACTGCTGCCGGCAACCGTGTCACCTTCACGGCTGGCCAGTGTGACATCACCAACCCGACCTACGCGGATCAGGATGGCGTGCAGATGCTAAGCATCCCCTACGTTGCGGTGCCGACCACGGCCGGCAATGATGAGCTGAGTCTCGCTTTCACCTGATAGGAGCCCTGCATGGCGTTTGTTCTCAAGCAGTCCGACACCTACATCTGGCCGGTCACATTTGACGTTCCCGTCGATGGCGGCCGGCATGAAAAGCAGACGTTTGACGGCGAGTTCAAACGCCTACCGCAGAGCAAGATCGGGCCAATGGTGGCCGAGATGATGAAGCTGGAAGATCTAAACGATCTTGACAGGCTGACCGAGATCGCAGGCGATGTGCTGGTGGGATGGTCAGGTGTCACCGGCGACGACGGCAAGGCGATCCCCTATAGCCAGAAGGCGCTCGAGCAGTTGCTGGAGGTGCCATTTCTCGCCGTAGCGGTGCTGAAGGCTTACATGGACAGCATCAAGGGAGCTAAGCGAAAAAACTGATTGAGGCCGCTGAGCACTGGGCCAGCGGCGGCGTGGTGGACGAAACGGATGCAGACGCGGCAGCCCTTGGCATCGTGATGCCGGAGCAGCCGCCGGAGGATTTTGAGGTGTTCGAGGAGAACTGGCCGGTCGTGGAGATGTTCCTGCGTTTGCAGACGCAGTGGCGCACCACGATGAACGGCCTGCTTGGCCTCGATTATGGAGCCGTGGCATGGCTCCTTAGACTGTATGAAGTGAAAGACCCGCGTGCACTGCTGGAGGATCTGCAGGTGATGGAGGCCGCGGCGTTACTGATCATTAACAGGAGCAGCTGACATGGCGATGAACATGGATGCGATGCTCCGCATCAAGGCGGACGTTCAGGGCGAGAACAACATCCGCCGGCTTGGCAACTCGATGCAGGGCCTGCAGGGGCAGGTGAAAAACGCGGCCGCAGGCTTCAGCAGCCTGAAGGGCGCCGTGGGTGGGTTCGCTGCTGCGATCGCTGGCAGCGCCATCGTGGGTGGCCTGACAGCTGTGGTGAAGCGTTCGATCGACGCAGGCGATGAGCTGTTCAACCTGCAGGCCAAGACCGGCGTTGCAGCAAACGCGCTGATCGGCATCGGCAACGCAGCCAAGTTAGCTGATGTAGACATGGCCACGCTCGGCAAGGGTTTGGGCAAGCTCAACATCAACCTGGTCAAGGCTGCCGAGGGCAACGACGATCTAGCGCGCAAGTTCCAAGCGCTAGGCGTCAATGTCAAGGATGCGAACGGCCAAGTGGTGCCGGCTGATCAAGCGCTGAAGCAAATCGCTGATCGCTTTGCGGACATGCCAGACGGCGCGCAGAAAGCTGCTGCGGCTGTGGCGTTGTTTGGCAAGGCAGGCGCCGATCTGATTCCGCTGCTCAATGAAGGCGCTGCAGCGATGGATGAGTTCACCTACAAGGTGAGCGATGACTTTGCGGCGCGATCTGACCTGTTTAACGACACGATCACGGAGCTTGGTATCAAGGCGCAGGGCTTCGGCATGGAGCTGACTGATGCGCTGCTGCCGGCGCTGCAGTCCATCTTGGAAGTATTTGGCGATCTGTTCGACACCGACCAAGACTGGACCGCATTGTTTGATGTGATCAAAGGAGGGATGCGCGCCGTTGCCACGGTGATATATGCCACAATCAAGTTGGTAGACGTGGCTATCAAGAACGTTGTTTCATACCTGCAAGCCGTTGGAGAAGCCTTGCGAGGCAACTTCTCGGGCGCTGCTGACATTGTGCAGAACAGGATCGGCAACTTGCTTGAGCAAGCCAAGCGAGATTTTGGCCAGATTCAGAAGATCTGGACTGATTCCCCTTCGCCCGGCACGGGAATGCGCCGCGGCGGCCGCAACATGGCGCTGGACACAAGCGAAGCCGATCGCGAGCGTGACGCAGCAGCTCGCAAAGCAGCAGCTGAGGCGAAGCGGGCAGCAGCAGAGCAGGAGCGGCTAGAGCAGCGGCGGCGTGATCTGGGCCAGCGTGCGCTCGACATGCAACAGAAGCTGCGCGAAAGCTTGGAAGATCTCAATGCCGCCTACGCAGGTGTCGGCGCTAACGAGTTTGAGACGCTGGTGCTGCGTCGCAATGAGGCGATCACCGAAAACAACCGCCTGGTCGATCAGTTGACCCGCGACGTGGTTCAGCTGGCTGTGGAGATTAACGCCGCTGGCGGTCAGATCGACATCAAACCGTTTGAAGATCTGATCAACAAGATCTCGGAGGGCAACGTTGCACTAGCTGATAAGGAGTACGAACAGGGCTTAAAGGCAATCGGTGACGAAGCCGCACAAGCTGCCATCGGCGCGATGGAGTTTGTTGATGCCATCGAACTGCAAAGCCAAGCCATTCAAGGCGCGAAAGGCGGCATCAGCTCCTATCTGGAAGGCATCGGCAGCCTGAGCGAGAACATCAGCAACATCGCGCTGAACGCTTTCAAGGGGCTGGAGGATGCAATCGTGAACCTGACGATGACGGGTAAGTTCAGCTTTAAGGACTTTGCGCTGTCGGTAATTGAGGATCTGACCCGGATGGTGACGCGGATGCTGATTATCGCGCCCATCCTGCAGTTCATCCAAAGCCTGATCCCAGGCGGTGGTGCGCTCAGCGGCACCAAAGCGCTATCACCCACCCAGTTGTACCCCGGCGGAGCTTTCGCCAACGGCGGCAGCTTCGCCAACGGCATCCAGCCGTTCGCGTCTGGTGGCATCGTCAACAGCCCGACGCTGTTCAAGTTCGCCAATGGTGGCGCAATGCGAAACGGTCTCATGGGCGAGGCTGGCCCTGAGGCGATCATCCCGCTGAAGCGCGGCCGCGACGGCAAGCTAGGAGTGGCAGGTGGTGGCGGCACCAGCGTGGTGGTCAACGTGGACGCCAAGGGCAGCAGCGTGCAGGGCAACAGCGGCCAAGGCGAGCAGCTTGGACGTGCCATCTCGCAGGCGGTGCAGGCAGAATTGATCAAGCAACGCCGACCCGGCGGCCTGTTGGCGGCGTAACCGATGGCGACCTTTACCTACACCCCCAGCTTCGAGGCCACCGAGAGCAGCGCCCCTCGGGTGCGGCGATTCCAGGCTGGCGATGGCTACGAGCAGCGCATTCGCTTTGGCCTGCACACTGATCCGAAAGAGTGGACGCTGATGTTTGCCAACCGCACCGACACTGAGCGCAACAACATCACGGCGTTCCTAGAAGCCCGCGGCGGCGTGGAGAGCTTCGACTGGACACCACCACGCGGCACTGCCGGCAAGTATGTCTGTGAGGAGTGGCAAGTGACGCTGAGCAACTGCAACAACAACCAGATCCAAGCCACCTTCCGCGAGGTGTTTGAGCCCTGATGGCTGTCCCCGTCTCCGATCTTCAGGCGATCGCGCCCAGCGCCGTCATTGAACTGTTCCAGCTGGAGCTGAACGTGTTGCAGCACGGCGTGAACGATACCTATCGCTTCCACGCCGGCACCAGCCTGAACAGCAACGGAGAGCTGATCTGGAACGGGCAGAACTACCTGCGCTTCCCGATTGAGGCGGACGGTTTTGAGTACAGCGGCAACGGCCAGCTGCCCCGGCCGAAGATCCGTTGCAGCAACATCATGGGCACCATTACGGCGCTGTTGCTGACGCTGCCCGACGGCTTGGAGGGTGCGAAGGTGTCGCGAATCCGCACGCTGGCCCGCTACATCGATGCTGGCAACTTCCCCGGCAGCATCAACCCCTACGGCACCCCAGACCCCACGGCGGAGTTTCCGCGCGAGATCTACTACATCGATCGCAAGACCACCGAGACCCGCGACGTGGTGGAATTTGAGCTGGCGGCAGCGTTCGATCTGGCTGGCGTGCGTGCCCCGAAGCGGCAGTGCATCGCCAACATCTGCCAGTGGCGTTACAAGTCGGTGGAGTGCAGCTACACCGGCGCTCTGCCGACCTGCGATAAGACCCTGGACGCCTGCAAGGCGCACTTCGGCGAGACGGCTGAGCTGCCCTTCGGTTCCTTCCCCGGCATCGGGACCTACACCGTATGAGCTGGCGCACCGAAGCACTGGAGCACGCAAAGGCCGAGGATCCACGCGAAGCGTGCGGGCTGCTGGTGGTCGTCAAAGGCCGTGAGCGCTACTGGCCCTGCAAGAACTTGGCGGCCGGCACCGAGCAGTTCATGCTCAACCCAGACGACTATGCAGAGGCTGAGGATGCTGGCGAGGTCGTCGCGGTCATCCACAGCCACCCGATCACACCGCCGATGCCTAGCCAGGCCGATCTGATCAGCTGCGAGCGCAGCGGGCTGCCATGGCACATCGTCAACCCCAGAACCGAGACATGGGGCAGCTGCGAGCCGTGCGGCTATCGGGCGCCGCTGATCGGCCGGTCATGGGTGTGGGGCGTTACTGACTGCTGGACGCTGGCGCGTGACTGGTACGCAGAAAACGGCCTGCAGCTGCGCGACTGGGACCGACCCCTAAATCCCGACGCATTCTTGGCGGATCCGATGTTTGACCGGTGCTGGAAAGCAACCGGCTTTCGCGAGCTGGACGAAGAGGAGCAGCTGGAACCTGGCGACCTGTTGCTGATGAGCATCAGCAGCCTTGGCCTCAACCACTGCGCTGTTTACCTCGGCGAGCAGACGGTGCTTCACCACCTGCAGGGCCGCCTTTCGTCGCGTGATTTGTACGGCGGCTGGCTCCTAAAATGCACAGGAAGGAGGCTGCGCCATGCTTCGTAAGATCCGCCTCTATGGCCGGCTCGCCAAGTTCATCGGGCGACGGGTGCTCGAGGCCGAGGTGGCCAGCGCAGCTGAGGCGGTGCGCTTCCTGCTGGCCAACTTCCCGCAGCTGGAGCGGCACATGGCTGACCAGCACTACCGGGTGAGCGTGGGCAGTTATGACCTAGATGAGGGCGAGCTGCACGATCCGGCAGGCCAGCAGCAGATCAAGATCGTGCCCGTGCTCCAAGGGGCTGGTGCTGTGGGCCGGATCATCGCCGGCGTTGCATTGCTGGCCGCCTCCTTTGCGATCCCCGGTTTTGCTGCATGGGCTGGCCCTACGGCTTACTCGCTGATCATTGGCGTCGGCGCCAGCCTGGTACTTGGCGGCGTGGCTCAACTGCTCACGCCAGTGCCAACGATGAACAGCGGCAAAGATTCTGAGAAGGATCCGCGTAAGTCCTACAGCTTCTCAGGCATCCAGCAGACCAGCCGCCAAGGCGTGCCCGTTCCGGTCGTCTACGGCGAGACGCTGGTGGGCTCGGTTGTGATCTCGGCTGGCATCGACACAGTGCGGGTGAAAGGCTGATGACGCAGATCTACGGCGCTGGCGGTGGTGGCAAGGGTGGTGGCGGAAGCCAGAGCACACCCAAAGAGGCAGACGACAACCTGAACAGCAGGCAGTACGCAACCGTACTAGACCTAATCAGTGAAGGCGAGATTCAAGGGCTAAAGAACGGCTTTCAGTCGATCTATCTGAACAACACCCCAGTTCAGAACCCGAACGGCAGCTTTAACTTTAAAAACCTCGACGTGGAGGTGCGCTACGGCACGCAAACACAGGACTACATCGCTGGCAATAATGCGATTGAGGATGAAACGCCTGTTGGCGTTGAGGTACAAAAAGCCACCCCCATCACTCGCACAATCACCGATCCAAACGTAGATGCTGCGCGGATCACAATTACGGTTCCGCAACTGCAGGAGATCACCAAAAATGGTGACATCGTAGGGGCTCGGATACGGCTGCAAATCGCGGTGCAGTACAACGGCGGCGGGTTTGCAACAGTTATCGCTGACGTTATCTCCGGACGCACAGCCGATGCATACCAGCGCGACTATTTAATCAACCTCTCTGGTGCGTTCCCGGTAGACATCCGTGTGACGCGGGTAAACGATGACAGCGATAGCGCCAAGCTGGCCAATGCGTTCAACTGGACCAGCTACACAGAGATCACTTACGCCAAGCTGCGCTATCCCAACAGCGCGCTGATCAGCTTGCGGGTGGATGCTGAGCAGTTCTCAAGCATTCCGGTTCGGTCCTATCTGATCCGCGGCATCAAAGTTCGGATTCCATCGAATGCGACGGTGGATGGCAACAATGGCCGGCTGGTCTACAGCGGAATCTGGGACGGAACGTTTGGCGCGGCGCAATGGTGCTCTGATCCAGCGTGGATCCTGTGGGATCTACTCACCTCCACTCGCTACGGGTTCGGCGATCACATCCAGGCTGCACAGCTCGACAAGTGGGCATTCTTCGCCGCAAGCCAGTACGCCAGCGAGCTGGTGCCCAACGGTTTCGGCGGCCAAGAGCCGCGCTTCTCCTGCAACGTCAACATCCAGACGGCTGAGGAGGCGTACAAGCTGATCAACGACATGTGCTCGGTGTTCCGTGCCATGCCGTACTGGAGCACCGGCGCGCTCACGATCAGTCAGGACCGGCCGGCTGACTCGGCCTACCTGTTCACGCTGGCGAACGTCTCTGAGGAGGGCTTCAGCTACCAGGGCAGCAGCCGCAAGACGCGGCCAACGGTTGCCGTGGTGAGCTACCTCGACCTGCCCAGCCGCGACATCGCCTACGAGGTGGTGGAGGACCAGGCCGCGATCACCAAGTACGGCGTGGTGACCACGCAGATCAGCGCTTTTGCCTGCACCAGCCGCGGCCAGGCATCACGGATCGGGGAGTGGCTGCTCTACTCCGAACAGTACGAGAGCGAGGTGATCAACTTCACCGCATCGATCGATGCCGGCGTGGTGGTGCGGCCCGGTCAGATCATCGAGGTGGCAGATCCAACGCGAGCCGGTGCAAGGCGTGGTGGGCGGATCACCTCAGCCACCACCACAGCGGTCACGGTGGACGATGCCACGGGGTTGACCTTCAGCGCAGGCGCCACCCTCTCGGTAATCCTGCCCACCGGCATTGTGCAGACCCGCAACGTGACGGGGATCGCCGGCAGTGTGATCAGCTTGGCTGAGCCGCTCACCGCAGCGCCCAACGCCAACAGCGTGTGGATCTACCAGACCAGCAACATTCAGACCTCAACTTGGCGGGTGTTGTCGGTACAGGAACAGGATGGTGCGCAGTACGCGATCAGCGCGCTGGCCTACAACGCCAGCAAGTACGGCTACATCGAGCGCGGTGCCCCCCTCCAGCGGCGCGATGTCAGCGACCTGAACATCATTCCGCCAGCGCCCACCAACCTGCAGGCTGCTGAGGTGCTTTATGAAAACAACGGCCAAGCGTTGTCCAAGCTGATCGTTAGCTGGCAGCCGGTGCTTGGCGTCAGTGAGTATCGGATCAGCTGGCGGCAGCAGGATGGCAACTGGACAACCACCACTCAGGCACGGCCGGATTACGAGATCCTCAACACCGCAGGCGGGACCTATGAGGTGGAGGTCTACAGCCTCAGCGCTGCGCTGCGGGCATCGATTGAGCCGGCCCAGCTCACCGTGCAGGCATTCGGCAAGACAGCCCCGCCCCTGTCGCCCACCGGCGTGTCGCTCATCCCGATCGATGAAGCCAGCGCCGTCATCAGTTGGGATCGCTCCACTGAGTTAGACGTTGTGCTCGGCGGCAAGGTGCTGATCCGTCACAACGTGCTGATGACCGCCGCGACGTGGGAGGACAGCCAGGAAATTGTCTCTGCTGCAGCTGGAAGCCAGACACAGAAGCAGGTGCCGCTGCTCGGTGGCACCTACCTGTTGAAATTCGAGGATGACACCGGCAACCGCTCGACATCGGCAGCCTCTGTGGTCGTCGGCTTGCCCACCCCACAGCCTCGCCTCCTGGCGCAGAGCTACCGGGAGGATCAGGAGACCCCGCCGTTCTCCGGCAACTTCACCGACATGTTCTACAGCGCCGAGCTAGACGGCGTGGTACTGAGCACAGGCGAGAACGTGGACAGCATGGCCACAGACGGCGACTGGGATGCACTTGGCACGGTCGATGCAGTCGGTGGCGTGCTCGCATCCGGCGAGTATGAGTTCGGCAGCACGCTGGACCTTGGCGGGATCTTTGATCTCAACATGACCCGGCACTTCGTCACACGGCCGTTCCTGCCAGGATCGCTGTGGGATGACAAGCCGGGCGACATCGACATCTGGCCCGAGATCGATGAGAACAACCTCGATGCAGTGAACGCGCTGCTCTATGTGCGCACCACCGAAGATGACCCGGCCGGCACACCAACTTGGGGAGCATGGCGCGAGTTCAGCAACGCGATCACCCGCGGCCGTGGCTTTCAGTTCAAGACGATCGCCACCAGCTCAGACCCGGCGCAGAACATCATCATCGACGAGCTTGGCTGCCAGCTTGAGCTGCAGCAGCGCACCGAGCAGTCCGCAACTCTCACGACCGGTACCGCGACCTACTCGGTGGTCTTTCAAAACCCCTTCTTCGAGGCGCCGAGCGTTGGTATCACTGGTTTCAACATGGGCACCGGCGACTACTTCACCATCGCATCCGTGACGCGGGCTGGATTCGAAGTAACATTCAGGGACAGCGCAGGCGGTGCCGTCAGCCGCCAGTTCACCTACACCGCCATCGGCTTCGGCCGGGAGATCTGACGCATGGCCCAAGGAGATCTCAACGTCGCCAACCAATCAGGTGCCGCCTTCCGCGCGGACCTGAACAACCAGCTGGCGGCTCTTGGGACGCTGCAGAGCGGCGCCAGCGCACCCAGCACCACGTTCGCCTACATGCTGTGGGCCGACACCACCACCGGCATCCTGAAGCTGCGCAACGCAGCGAACAGCGCGTGGATCAATGTCGGCACGCTAGCCAGTACCAACCTCGGTCTAGCGCTGGCTGCCAGCCCAACATTCACCGGCACCGCCACCTTCACCGGTGACATCACGATGAGCGGCACCGGGTTCCTTGATGTCCCGGTTGGCACGACAGCGCAGCGGCCTGCATCGCCCACGTCGGGCATGGTGCGGTTCAACACCACCACGGCGCAGTTCGAGGGTTACGGCACCGCCGCTTGGTCGCAGCTCGGCAACACCGCATTGAGCGGCAAGAACCGCATCATCAACGGGGACATGCGGATTGATCAGCGGAATGCTGGGGCGGCGGTGACGATCAACGCAAGTTCTATTACTTACTCGTTAGATCGCTGGGCTGGCTTCGGGATGGCTACTGCCGGAGTCTTTACCCTAAACCGTTCAACTACCGCTCCTAGTAATTTTATCAATAGTTTGGCAGCATCATGCACTACAGCTGATGCATCGCTTGCATCAACTGACAGGTATTTTATTAGCCAACCTGTTGAAGGCAACAATACGGCTGACTTAGGATTTGGTACAGCAACAGCAAAGACGTTAACAGTTTCTTTCTGGGTGCAGTCGTCCTTAACTGGTACTTATTGCGTTGCGCTGGCCAATGGCGATGCCAATAGATCTTATGTGACTGAATACTCAATCAATGCTGCAAATACTTGGGAGTACAAAACTATCACCATTGCGGGCGACACAGCTGGCACATGGCTGACCGACACTTCTATTGGCGTGAGCCTGCGTTTTGCACTTGCAGCAGGCACCACTTTTCAAACAACAGCTAATAACTGGGCTGGCGGCAACTTTATTGCTACAGCCAATCAGGTCAACTGGATGAGCAGCAACACGAGCCGCACATTCCGAATCAGCGGCGTTCAAATGGAAACCGGAACCGTCGCTACCCCGTTTGAGCTTCGCAGCCACGGGGAGGAGTTGGCGTTGTGTCAGAGGTATTACCAAAGCCTGCCAGGGAACTTCTCTGGTTACCTTCTCCAAAATGACTCGATCTTTTGGGCCATTCCTTTTGCTGTCACTATGAGATCCACGCCGACGGTGGCTTTCTCAGGCTACACTTACAGTCCTGCGACCACGAATCTCTCTGCTACGGCGATTTCATCGACAGGATTCACTGTAAACGTTAACTCGGGGGCGTCGGGCACTACAACGCCAGGAAGGCATTTCGCTACTGGTGGTTTATACACTGCAACTATCGAGCTGTAACTCATGGCCTACCAACTCACCACCGGCGACTGCATCCTCCGCATCGCGGACAACGCCTTTATCCCACCCGACCCCGCCAATACCGACTACGCTGCCTATCTGGCGTGGCTGGAGGAAGGCAACACCCCTGAACCCGCCCCACAGCCTGCACCTGCCCCAGTGCTCACGCCAGCCGAGAAGCTTGCAGCCTCCGGCCTGACCGTGGCTGAGCTGAAGGAACTGCTGGGACTCGACTGATGGCAGTACGCGCCAAGGCCGGCACCGGTCGGATCGACCACCAGCCCGGACCGCCGAAGCTCACCTCACAGGGACAAGGCCAACATTCGCGGCCACGGCGTAGAGGCCGCAAGAAACTCCGGGGACAGGGCCGCTAACTCCCGCTTGCCATCACCACGATGAGGCGGCACCGTCCGCCTCGTTACGATGTGATCGACGCAGGGCGCCCCGATGGTGGACGAACCTAAAACCGTCGGCGGCGTGTTCGCTGCTTCCCTCCCGGCAGCACTCGGAGCCGGCATGTTTGCCATCGGCGCCCTGCTCATCTCAATGCAGGTGCAGTTCGCGCGCGTAGAAGCCACCGTTCAGCAGATGGTGCGCGCAGTCGAAGAGCTGAAGAACGACAGCAAGGCTGAGCTCACCCTGCTCGACCAGCGGGTGCGCGCCCTTGAAATGCGCAAGTAGCCTGAGGGCATCGACGTGCTGAACATGGACCGGATCGCTGATTACATCGCGCTGGCGGTGGCCATCCACGGTCTCGCGCTGGTGATCGTCAACCTCACCCCAACCCCCAAGGACAACGAAGCGCTGGGCAACTTCTCCCGCGTGGTGGTCAGGGCCTATCGCGCGATCGAGATCCTCGCCGGCATCGTCTCACCTCTCGCCAAGCGCTGAGCAATGGCCAACCCGGCACCGATCACCCTTGATCAGCTGTTTCGGTTCTACAAGGCGCTGCCCCATCAGGCGGCCGCGATTCAGCAGCTCGAGCAGGATCTGGCCGTGAACGGCTACCAGGCAGCGATGCGCAGGGACCGGGCGTGGTTCAACACATGGAGCCAGGACGGCAAGCAGGCGGATCTGGCAGCAGCCCTGGCGCTGATCAAGTCGTTCGAGGGTTGTCACCTCGACGCCTACCCAGATCCGCTGAGCGGCGGCGCACCGTGGACGATCGGCTACGGGACAACGCGCTACAGCGACGGGCGCGCCGTCAGCAAAGGCGACAGGATCAACGCGGTCGAGGCTGACATGCTGCTGCGGCTGGAGGTGGACAAGATCGCTGCCAAGCTCCGCAGCGCCGTTCCCTTCTGGATCGAGATGACAGACGCGCAGAAGTGCGCGCTGATCTCCTTTGCCTACAACCTCGGCGCTGGCTTCTACGGCGCCAAGGGCTTCGAGACCATCAGCCGACGGCTGCGCGAAAAGGACTGGCCGGGCGTGCCCGATGCCCTGTTGCTGTACCGCAACCCCGGCACCAACGTGGAGGCCGGCCTCAAGCGGCGCCGCATCGCAGAGGGCGATCTGTGGGGCCGTGACAAGCAGACCACCGGGCCGGTCTCCGCGATGTTCACGCCGGAGTCGCCGTTCAGTCAGAAGATCACGCCGCACATCACCGCGGGTGAGTTTGCGATCGGGCAAGAGGCGCGACGGTTCGATCATCAGCATCAGTGCGATACGGCGCTGAAGCTGGCGCAGTTCTTGGAGAAGGTGCGCGCGCAGTTCGGTGGCCGGCCGATCGTGATCACCTCCGGCTATCGGCCAGCAGCGATCAACCGGCAGGTGGGTGGCGCCAGCGGTAGTGAGCACCTCTACGACGGCATCGGTGTGGGTGCGGTGGACTTTTTCGTTGATGGCGCGGACATCAACGCCGTGCAGGCATGGTGCGACAAAAACTGGCCGTACTCGCTCGGCTACGGCGCACCTAAAGGTTTCGTGCATTGCGGCATCCGCAAGGGCAGCCCTAGGGTCCGGTGGGACTACTGAGTAACCTGTGCCCCTTCCTGACTACGACATCCACGAGCTGTGCAAGCGCCACGCGATGGTGGTGCCGTTCGATCCTGATCTGGTCAACCCGGCCAGCATCGATGTGCTGCTGGGCGATCGGATCATGATCGAGGTGGCGGAGAGCCGCGACCTGCAGATCCACGGCATCAGCGGCCACACCGCAGAGGATCCCTACTGGCTGCAGCCGGGTGAGTTCTGCCTCGCCGAGACGCGCGAGATCTTCAACCTGCCGGACTGCATCGCCGCGCAGTTCGTGCTCAAGTCCAGCCGCGCACGCGAGGGCCTGGAGCACCTGCTGGCCGGCTGGTGTGATCCGGGCTGGCATGGCAGCCGCTTGACGCTGGAGCTGAGCAACGCGCGCAAGATGCACCCGGTTGCGATCTGGCCCGGCATGAAGATCGGCCAGATGGTGTTCCACAAGATGGAGGGCATCCCCGGCCGCAGCTATGCGGTCACCGGCCGCTACAACGGCGATCTGGCGGTGACCGCCAGCAAGGGCTAACCTGACGCCGGAGAGTCCTGGTGGACTGCAGCCCCGGTTCAGCCAGCCGGGGCTTTTATTTGCGCCGCCATCAGCTGACGCCATTCGCGCACTATTCGCGCACCTTCATCGGATGCCGCAGCTCAGCCATCCGCATCCGGTGGATCCTGCCAGGCGCCTCAGCCGGATCATCGAGCGGGATCATCGTGTAATCGTCACAGCCATGGCGCTCTGCCCAGTGCTGCGCGCCGATGTGGGTGGGGAACGGCCCGACGTGCCACGGGCCGATGCGGAGGATGTATGTCATGGCGGGATCAGGCTGCGGTGGTGATGTGGGTCAAAAAGGCGGCAACTGCGAGGGCATACACCGCAAGGCCAGCCACTGGCCCAGCCCACACGACAGCGACGCCGGCAGCTAGGTGAACGGCGATGACAACAAAGAAGGACGCCACCACCAGCCTGAGGCTGGCCAGAAAACGGCGGATGTAGGTCATAGGTGGAGGTTAGGGGCGCCGGAGCGCCCCGGTAGGGGTCAGACCAGCGCCCGGTTGGCGAGCATTGTGTCGGCAGTAGTCAGGCGCTGCATCAGCTGGGGAAGGATGTGGAAGTGGCGCTCGCGCTTGGCAGTTTCGATCATGTCGAGGGTCTCGGCGCGGAACTCTTGCCACTCTTGGCGCTGGGATTTGCGGGCAGGCTTGGCGGCGGCGGTGATGATCACCGGAGCGCCGGTCTGCTTGCGGTTGTTTGCTTTCCATGCGGCCAGCTCGGCGGCGGTCATGTTGTCGGTGATGGAGGGGCGACGGGTCATCGGTCGGGTGGCTGTCGATGTGTGAACTATACCCCGCCAACGGGGCACCCTGCCTATCCGGTGCAGCCCGTTCACAATCCGTCACAGTGCCTGTCACTGTTCCCGTCGCTACCGTGTGCCAAGCGGCGGTC